GCAACTGACTCTTAATCAGTGGGTCCAGGGTTCGAATCCCTGAGGGTGTACAAAATCACTTGAAGGAGAAATTTAGGAATTTCTCCTTTTTTGTTAATAATCAATCACTTATCATTTATCACTTTTATAATCAGCGCACTACGAGGTTTGGAAAAAGAATAATAATCCTTGATATGTGCCTGCATAAAATTGCGCTATTTTACAAAATGCGATACACTTTGCGATACATATCACAATGTGCGATACACTATGAGTGAAACAATGCCAATTTTGCGGTTTGTTTATGACCGCCGTCATAAAGCTAGCGACGTTAAACCAGCTTCTGTAGATCTCGAAATCTATTTTAATCGCCAAGAAAGAAAGTTCATAGGGACCGGTATAAAAGTGTTCCCTAGTCAGTGGTGCGATACAAATCATATCGTGTATCACGAAAATGCGGAACAATTCAATCGGATTATAGATGCGCTAAAGAAAAAAGTTGAACGGATTTTTATCGCTATGCAGGTGGATCAGGAACCTATAACGGTTCAAACATTCACAGACCGATATACAGGTAAGGTTAGACCTACTTCGTTTATTGATTTTATGTACGATTCTATCGCGAAAAGACAAATAAAAGAAAGTACCAGAAAAGCACATTTGGCCGCATGGGAGACTGTACGTCGATTCGGTAGGCTACGCTCTTTTAATGACGTTACGATTGAGAATATCGAACGGTTTGACGATTTTCTGAGAAAGGAAGCTCCGACTAGATGCCAGGTAACAATACACGGCTATCATAAACGATTGAAGCCTTATGTTATTGAAGCCTATAAATTACGTTATATAGAGAACAACCCTTATAATTTTTTTGATGATGAACGCGGTACTAGTAAAGAACGGGAGCCATTAACGGAAAGTGAACTGGAACGGTTGCGGACTATAGAATTATCCCCTCGACTGGATAGGGTGAGGGATTTATTCATATTTGCAGCGTATACAGGTCTTTCTTATTCAGATATGTGTGCATTTAGATTCGATTTGGATACAGTAGAGAATAACGGGAGATATTTTATTAACGGTGAACGTATAAAGACTGGAAGTAAGTTTTATACCCCAATTCTTCCGCCTGCGATGGCTGTTTTAGATAAGCACTTATATGATCTGCCTACTATTAGTTTGCAGAAGTATAATGACTATTTACACGTCATAGAAACTCTGATGGGATTGCGCAAACCGTTGACGTCGCATATAGCAAGACACACATTCGCTACGACTGTGGCTATTTTGAACGATGTCTCGATAGAGTCTGTTTCTAGGATGCTAGGACACAAACATATAGCAACAACCCAAATATATGCAAAGATGCCCGATGTTATGGTGGAAAGACAAGCTGAAAAACTTTTCAAAATAGGATAGGAACGATGTTAAAAAGAAGGCAGCTTATTCGGCTGCCTTTCATTTACCTTCAATCCAATTATTTACTTACATCCCAATCAAAAGAATAAACATAACCATTGATAGGTATATTTATAGTTAGAATCTTTCCCTTTTTTCTTTTAATGTTCATATATCCTATTATACTCTCATTGGGATGTACTGTTGTCTTCTTTAGATATCCTTGCCTTTTTATTTCCCTATCATTATCCATCATTTTACCCAATGTTTGTAGTTGATAAGATGATGCCATATTAGCTTGAAAAGCCGCATTTGCATCATAATGATTGGTCACTGTTGTATAAGCGGTACCATTTGACGAATACGATGTGGAATAAGATGTAGAATATCCGGCACTTCCTGCACTAAGCCCAGAAGAAAAGCCATATAAGGCCATAGCCCAGTTTTGAGACTTTCTTATCTTTTTCTGAAAAGCTTCATTTGTGTATACCATTAATTGATAATTATCTCCTCTATTAGTCAGCAAATGAGAAGTAACATCGTCCGGCGTAAATATGACCGACGAATCACACTGATTCTTGATGAAAACATCAATCCGATAATATTTTCCATAATCATCCTTCGTTTCATAAGTCGTAAGGCCAACGATAAAACCATTCGCATTTCTATATGCCCAAAGATTCCCATCATTATATTCTGTCATAACCGTAGAATCATTTTCTGATAGAATTAAAGTTTGTGCTTTGGATATTATTGAAATACACGCAAAAAGAAATAAACATATATATTTCATACCTTCAATATAATTTATATAAGTTACATCATAAGATTAGATTAAAATGTAAATACGAAATTATAAATAATATGTGAAATATCCAAAAAGAATTTAGCAGTAAAAAAAATAATGGAGAAGTAATCTACGAATACTAGTGTATTGTATTTCCTTTTTCATTACCACATAATCAAATTACAGCTTATTCCCACCCCAACATACCAACCGCCCGGATAACTATATCCTGTCTGTAAGCCTAATCCCCAACGTTTTTTCTTCTGTAAAGGTGGAAAAGTAATAATTTTATTATCTCTGTATATTTCCATAGAATCAAGAGTAGGATTATATCCACTGACTACCGCCCGGTAATCATCGGTCTTATACTCCTTGCTTGTTATCGGTATCAGTACCGGAATCGAATCGCCTTTTACGGTTCTGTCAGTCGTTGTATCTATCAGAATAGGTAGATATACCGTATCGGTACGTTTCAGAGTTTCTTTTACCAGCTTAGGGATTGTGTCTCTTACTGTGTCCCGGATATGTACAGTATCTCCTTTAATGTAAACCGTTATCGGATCGTGCGGATTACAACGCATCCACACGATCACGCCAAGCAACAGGCAAATCAGTATATAAGGAAGGGTTCTCATGCTACCTCAACGTAAATACCTACAAGGTCTTTTAGTGAGTTGTAAACCGCCTGTCCGGTAGAACGGGTGCACTTATAGGTAACTCCGTCCTGTGAGTAGTATTTGCCCTCTTCCAATGCCATATTGTTATTGTATGGGATCGGATCATCCTTTGTTCCGGCAGCGGTCTCGTTGATTTCCTCATAGAGAGCTGCGGTGTTGATGCTTGGCGGTTGATTCTCCAAGACGACAGCAATATTCTGCCTTACCCGGTACAGTCCATCATTATATTGCACTTTCATTCCGGTTGTTAGTGATTTGCTGATAAACTCGTTCCAATACGGATACATGGACTTCACTTTCAACGCTTCGTTGTCTGTCAGGTACATAGTTTGAATTCCGGCTCTGGTCACATTCAAAAGGTTCTGCGCTGCCGCCACCTGGATGAATTCCGCACTCCCTTCTGGTTGTTCCTCTTCCGTCCATGACCATTCATCACTTGACAGAAGGGCGTTCAGTTCCGGGCTGTCAAAATAGTATCTCGGAAACTCTTCATCCTTGTAAGGGGACAAATACTCCTCGTGGAGGATTACCTTACTTCCGTCTTTACTCTTTCTCATTGTGGGGATAGCCAACAGACCGTGCTGGGCTAGCCATTCGATTGTTACTACTGCGTATTTCATTGCTTTACTATTTAATTACTTATCAGACTAATTATATTTGTTCCCAAGTGACACTTCCATCCTCATTGAAAATGAGTTTCTTGTTTCCAAGTAGTACAACCTCTGTTTGTACTGTCGAACCAAGAATCATTTGTCCATCTTTTGATGCCTTAGTATTATTGCCGAGAATGATTACATCATTTAATTGATTAACACTACCTCCATTATCAGCACCAACCATAATATTGCTACTTCCCTTACAGTACCTACCAGCTTTATAACCTATATAGGTGTTTTTTTGATTGCCATAAACCCCTGCCTCAAAACCTACAACCGTACACCCTTGTGTCTTCACTTTGAGATCTGCCAAATCTCGACTCGCACGACAACCAATGACAACACATTGAGAAGAGCCTGCGCCCGAATAAGAGCTTAATACTTCGGCTCCGATACCAACAGTCTCTTGATTTTCTTCACCCCCCAAAGCCGATCTCCCGATTGCAACATTACTATTACATTCTTTTCTGCTTGGGTATAGAGTATCAGCTCCTATCGCAACATTATCCTTACCACTCGGTATATACGCAGAAGAATAAGTACCAATGGCAATATTACGAGAACCGGAAATCAATTCAGAAAGTGAATTTGTTCCTATACCAATACATCTCGTTGAGTTTTCAGATTTTTCAAGTGTTTTGTAACCTAATGCGACATTCCACCAACCTGATACATCATTATCCCCTATTTTAAAATATATATTTTGGCGACCGTAAGATATGTATTGTTTTGCGGATGATTTATCAACCACTTCATATAATTCAATCTCTAGTGTTGAAGCATATTTAGCTGATGGATACACTTTCAATGAACCACCATCGCTAATCATTCCTATATAGATAACCAATTCGCCATTATACGTATCTATCGGTGTCTTATCTCCGATACCTACTAATATAGAATTCTCATTACCTTCTATGCCTTTTGTTAATTTGGCAAGATATTTTTTGCCTTTGGTAGTAGCAAGTGTAAAAACAAGAGCGTTATCGTATCCGCTTGTATGGGTATATATACCATTTTCATAGCTCCATCCTTCGGATAATTCTGCTGGCTGTGTAATCAGATTATCTCCGCATGGAATATTATCTGCTAATAGAAACTTTACTGTATCATCAAAGTTCCCATCAATCGCAGTAGCTAAAGTCCCCCACGACTGTTCTTTGTCCTTTGCTATATCAAATATCTTTTCCATAATATCATTCGTTTTTAATTAATGTTTCATTTGAAATTAAAGTTGAGTTAATTAGTTGGGTGAGAGTTCCCCAAACATTTCCCTCTATTCCTACACACTCATTCAGCTCCTTTATCTCATCTTCACTAGATATTTCTGGGAATAGCATAAAATCGAATAGAGCCATTTGAGCAAAATTACCTCTAGCAAATGAAGTGCCAATATTAGGAGCATATTGAACTCCTATATTAGCATTAGCTGCAGTTATATTATGAGTTATATTCAGTAAATCTTTATCAATAATGTGTTCATTAAGTATACCATCAATATAAGTTTTACCACCTTTATTTGAGTATTCATAAGCTATTGTCTTACCTGCTGAAACAATAGCTAAGTATTGACTCCAAGTATTTCTTTGGTCATACAAGTATCTATCATAACTTTGTAAATTCACCTTCATCAATACCTGCTTAGCACCATGAGCCAAAGTAGGAATGGTAATATAGTCATCCGTTCCATCAAAGCGAATACTACCGTCCTCATTTGCTCCACTTTCTTCCGTGTAGGCGAAGTTATTCAATCTACCATGATTACCTTTACCTGTCAAGTCCGGAATGTAGCCTAGTATCTTGTAGCTAGAATTTGGAATCCTCAACCTATTAGGTGACAGGATACAGCTCGGCTCATTGGCTTTTAGGTAGGTACGTGCATTATCAAACACCATAGACTTCTCTACCTTTATGATAGTGTTTGGGTAAAGCGTTACACCATTATACCGTGTCTCGGATACAGTATATAGCTCCGGTAAAAGGTTGGCACTTCCTACAAAGACTATATCACTGCCTACTTTCAACTTATCTCCCCAAGTGATAGTTTTACCATCTTGTTTTAGATTAATTATTGCTGGATAAGGCTGTACAATATCCTCGTATCTTATATAAGGACGGTCGGAAGTATTAGCCCGGTGGGAAGGCGAACCGATCTGATTCAAACCAACCCGATTCAACCCTATTACATTTAATGGTAACTTGTTAAGCTTCATTGCCGGATTCGGTTACTGTTCCACTTAATACTTCACTTCCACTCTCGATGCGGATAGTTTTCGGATAAACTAAAGCCGAGAAGTCGCAGTCTATGGTTGTCCCTGCATTGTACGCAAGACTTCCGGGCAAAACCACAGGTTCAAAATTCCCTTCACTTGTCGTTCGTTGAAGGATATTCACCCGACCGTAGTTGTCACGTTCCAAATGGATATTGAAATCAGAATTTACCTGAAATTCCGCATACCATACGCTGCTATTCTTTTTGAACTCCAAATTTATTGTTGCCATGATTGTTTCTCCTATTGATTATAATTTTAAAACCTGTTTCTTCACGTTGCAGCTATCATAGCTAACGTGAACCCATGAAAAGTTCTTCTCATCTATCAGCTGTGTAAAAGGAAGGTTAAGCTCTTGTACGAGATTGAATAGCTTTTTGTTTTCCGCTTTTGTATTCGGAGTGCCAACTATATCAGCCGCCATTCCTTTCATGTGCTCGCTGGTCTTGCTTCCTCCTACAGCCTTGTTTAATGCTTCGCAACGGTATCCGCTCGTTACAATGATAGGTTTGCCATAGGCTTCCCGAAGAGGATCAAGAACGTTATCTATTAAACCATCTACATTGCAGATTAACGCTTTCGGCAGACGGTTGTCAATACCACGTCTGTCTGCCGTTTCGCTCTTTATCATTTCAGCTATTGTGAAATACTTTCCCATATCTTTCCTCCTATAAAATCAATGTTAATACTCCGATTTGAATCGCTTGTCCGATGAACCCGCCTATCAGCGTGGCGGCAATATCGAGCCAATCCCATTTTCCACCGTATGCACGGTCTTTGAACTCCATGCCGACAGCCAGTCCTGCCGCAAACAGGATGGTTAACAGTGCACCTGCCGGGATGGCGTAGAGCAGGTGCTTGATACGGTTACTTTCATTTATCCAGCTCATCCTTCTTCTTATCCGTTATAGATTCCTCAATCGCTTTCTCCAACTCCCTGCTCTTGAAGCCGACCAATACAAGCAGCAGTTTGAACACATTGATATCCTTATGGATTCCCTTTGTCTCACAATAGTTGGATTTAATGCTTTCAAGCTCCGCCAGACAACCGATAAGGACAACTATCACAGAAACAACCAATGCGGAAACTCCCAAAGGCTCACCGATAGCCTTGCCAAGAACGGCACCAAGTATCAGCAGGCAGATATAATCACCGCATTTAAGCAGGAAGCGTTTGACGCAACGGCTCTTCCGGAACTCTTCGCCACGCTTGATGGACTTGCTTACTCCGTACCACATATCCACGATTATAAGGATTAAGATAAAGAGCATGAGCCATCTCATATCCCACATCAGAGCGTACAGCTCACCGAAAAATACGGATGAGCTGATTGTACGAGTTAACTGACCCTTTACCATAGACAAGTAAGATAAACGGCCAACAATGAAATTACCTCAATCCAGAACATCGGCTTTCTCTTTATGAAATCGGAGATGAAGTTACCCGTCCAATGCTTCTTCATGGAGACAACCATGTAAATAATGAATCCCGACCATAACAGAAGCCAATACCAACTGTTGCAGCCTACCCATATCTGGGAGAATATTAAGGACATGGCGGCACCTATTGCATGAGGAACCTTTTGCTCCGATTTGAAGTTGGGAGACACACCGAGCACAACCATACCGACAACCGAAAGGAATACAAGAAACTGGCTGTTCTCCGTACTTGATTCCAAAGCTGCCGGAAGAAGCAGAACACCGGAGCCAATCATGCACAGAGCGAACCAAAATTTGTGTGTCAGCGCATAATAGGTGGCACTGATTGAATAAGGGATTTCTTTCCCTTTCTTAATCATCGCATAAACATAGCCTGCGATGAGAATGAATGATAATAGTACTAATAGAATCATAGCTTTATCTGTTTTTGAGTTTATAATACAAAATTGAGTTGTTCCAATACATTTTTTTATTTACCGTCATAACCTTTTATCATTAATTATTTCCAACTTCCTATTGCTATCCATCTGAATGACTGCGAAGAAGGGGATACACTTCCCGCATTTGCATATCTTCTATAAACCGTAAAATATGAAGCATATATAGCTGCATAATTCACAGACCATATAGAATTATCCGTATTATCCGTAGAACTGGAAAAAGCTAGGGAAAAACAGGATTTGAAAGATATTGGGAAATTGACAGACTGATTATTTGAAGCACCGGTGCTAAAATATCCCCATTGTATCAGCAGACCGTTATTAAACTTAGCATAACCGTTCTGGTTCAGGGAAACAGTCATGGCATTGGAGAGATCGGCTTTAGCGTATGTAGTACTTAGATTGCTTAGTTCATCCTTTTCCTCATCAGTCACAAAATGCTTGTTTGTCTCCTCTGTTACATCACTTGCTTTATGGGTATGTTTAATCAGTGCGAACAAATCCTTCCCAATAGGAGCAACAGACCATTTACCCGTAACACCGGAAGACGGGTTGCAGGAATAATAGCATAATACGCCATCTTGGTCTAATGCCACGAATGAGCACTTTGAATTATCTTCTGCCAATTGCATGTTTAGCACTCCCAAATTGTAATACCCACCTTTTTCGTCCAGGACATATACCATTCTACCGGATTTCCATGCCGCATAAATAGAATTTATTTCGGTTAGGTGGTCTTGGGTTACGTTACCGTCATTTACGATGGAACTGAAAGACAGGGAAGATTTGTAAATTCCTGCCGCATTACCCGCAGCAGGTAGCTTGTCGATAGCATTGTCTATCTCTTCGGCTGTATGCCTTAATGTTTTAGTTTCTTCTGCCATAATATCATTGCTTTAATATACTTTTATTTCAAAATAAAAACCGCCATCCGCATCACAAGGAGCTCCACCATCACTTAGAACAACAAAGAAGGAATTGGCTATGAAATCTGTCACAGTGGCACTCACAGGGCGTGAACCGCCTTCTACATAGCCATATCCGGTAACCATCACATACCCACTCTTATCAAGTTCGTATTTGCTCCATTCCGATGGCAAGGTTATCAGAAACCTCCCTTTGGAATGTCTGGAAATGGACAATGAGCTGTTATCGAATATTGTCGCTTGCGCGAAAGAAGCGAATGAGCTTGAACATTTTGCCTTTCCGCTTGCGACTATTCGGGGAACCATCCCCCACGGAATCTCATTGGAAAAGCCGTGAGGGTTCTGCTTTGCTAATAGTTTCTGTGCTAAAATTCTAAATCCAACATCCTTGTTATGCATTTCTGCTTGTATATAATTTCCCAAGAGCGCATTGCGCTTGTTGAAAACGGCAAATATGTTATCTGTTGATGTACCTAAAGACATTCCGTTCGCAAAGAAACGTGATATGTATCCGCTCTTTGAAAAGGAAACGGATATGTCAATTATGGTAACTTCCGCCATAGAGGAAACACCGTTGGCGGATACAGAAGCATATAACTTGAATACAAGCCTATAATACAATCCGGGATTTATTGTTTTTGTCTGTTCGGTATAATGGATAGTGGTAGTTCCGGGTTCGCTCCGTTCGTCCTGTCTTAATATATAGTCCAATATTGGATCAGAATTGATATCCGTATAAGAGAGCAGGTGAAGCTCGTATCCTGTAGTGCATGATGCCGCACCTGTAGCCCCAGTATAATTTTGGGAAACAAAGGAAAAATTGAAATTCATTGTCAACAATGAATCCGCGTAAAAATAATCCTCTTTAATGATATTCACTTCCTTTTCATCAGACATTACAGTATTGTCGCTTCCGGGAACTGTAAGCAATGGTCTGTTGTTTATAATGGTTACTGATGGAATATTCCCAGCGTATAAATCATCAACCGACCTGTAGTTATTACCCTCAAACACGTTGACAATCTTTCCATCGTCATTATATATCTTCATGTCGCACGTGTTAGGATTCAGTTCAATATGCTTTCCATTCAAATCTCCGATATAGTTTACACCATCTGAGCTGTCGACACGCCACACTTTGCCTTCTGGGGTTTCCAGTGTTACAGTACCCCTGACTTCAACTCCTCTTTCAGGAGTGTATTGGATATAATTACTTTTATCTCGCGAACCTGTATAACTGCGTCCGTAATTATTTGAATAGAACTGCTGCGTCTCCTGGTCGAATCCCTCTTCCTTGACAGCCTTTCCTTCCAAAGTATAAGAATCAATACCCTGCAACATCTGTATAGTTGGAGCGGTAAGCCCATAGGCGGACAAAAGGATAGCATTCTGACGTGCGGGATCTGTCTTGTTACCAAGTTGGATTATTTTGTCACCTGCCTGCGGAATATCGCTGCCTTCCTCGCAGTCATCTACAGACAGGTCAATATAGTTTTCGCCGACAGACAAAACATACCGCCAATAGTAGCGGTTAGCTACATTCTCATAAACTCCAGCCTTGATGTTAAACTGACGACATTGCGCCATGTCTCCGGCTGCGAACTGGTTGATGATGGCTTTCTCACCATCGTCGGCAGTGAAGTAACAACGGTACACGCCACCTGTCGCTACGGGAACATACAGGGCTGCGTTGTCCGAGTCGTAGAGACGTGCCCCGCTTGAATCATACACGGATGCTACGGAAATCTTCTCGACCTTCGTACATTCAATGCTGGCTAGTGTAAGAAGTATCTCACCGCCTACCGACTGTAGTTCCTTGATTGTCAAAGATTCAAACACAGCCTTCAACCGGACATATATTTCATCAAATTCGGCATACGAACGTCCGGTCTTCGGGTCACGCTTGACAAGGAATCCAGTACCAAGCGCACCGCTTATGAAGTTCTGAGATTCTATATTATCGGTTATGACACCGCCTAACAACTTTACCAGGTATTCAGTTTTATCTTCCTGATCTTTTCTAAGGCAGATCCTTTTTAATAATTCTATAGCCTTGTTTAAATCCTCGTTTGCGCGGAGGGAAGACAATAAATTATTGTCAGTCAGTTCTGTATCTGTGTCATCTGATGTTATTATTCTGGATGTTATTTCATGAATTGTACGAAGAGACGATAGTACATTGCGGTCAGTTAGAGACCTCATATCATCCTTTTTTATGATATCTACCCCTGATCCACCACCACCTATAATAGTCGTGTTTCCTCCACCGGAAGAGGGAGATACCACCATTCCGGGAGGATAATTCTTAGATCTCGGACTTACCGGAATCGTTCGTGTTCTTATCAAAATATCACTATCGCTCATACTTCTATCATTATGCAACTGAACCGGTTCATTTTAAAGTTTATGGAACCGCCTACGTTGATGAATCTTTTATTAACCATATAATTGTCATACAAACGGGATATGGGCGTTAAATCTGGTATTGCCTTTATTACTTGGGTGAGTTTGATATGGGGGGAACTATAGCGTTTGACTATCCGGCGAATAAGTTGCTCTTCTGGCCGAATCGCAGTTTCTTCTATGGCGGAATATAGATTATCGGTCAAGTATTGGTCTCCTAACATTACTTTACTATAACATGCCCCGTCGTTATTATAGCTGGATATTTTAAATTCTATTTCATCTAGTTCGTTAATAAAATTCTCATTGACTATGTTCTCATAAATGCGGTCGGAATTATTATCTTCATCATCTGAGATATTATCGGGCTTTTGATAGACGATATCGAAATCTTTTAAATAATATCCTAAGCAAGAACTAATATGCGGTCTGCCATTTTCGCCGGCCTTTTTCATCAATATCGATAGTTCAATATCCCCAATAAGAGTAGAATCGACCGGTATTATAAAACCTTTAAGCCCCTTGTATGGCATATCTGGCGTTTTTGTATTTCTTAAATCTCTAAACCCACTTCCGCCTAAATTAGATACGGTAATATAAGTCTTGACGGGAACCCATCCGAGACCATTATAATATTTATCTCCTATGCGGAGACTGATAAATATTATTGAATCTAAAGAAGTATCTTCCTGGTTTAAAAAAGACATTTCTTGGTCTTGGTAAAAAGGCATTATACTTCCCGAAATGCAGAATACACCTTTTGGAAATACTTTGTAGTCTTTGTTTGCAAAAGAAAGTATGATAAGTTCGTTGTCTACAACGGATATATTAGATAAATCCTTAATTCTTATCTGTATTGAATTATCGTAGGTGTATTCTGATAATTCCGAATCTCTTGGATTATATTGACAGGTTTTTACTAATCTTGCCCCATAAAGATAGTTTAACCCGTTCGGATTGTCTATAAAGTCTTTCGGGTTGGCCTCAATCATCCTCCCGTCACCATCTTTATAAAGTTTTAAATCAACAGACTGATTTAATAAGTATTTCTTTTTAAAAGCTTGTGTCGGGTTAAATTGGGCGTTATATTGAGTTGTAGAGGCGATTACTTCGGACTTATCAAAATCAATTTCTTCGAATAAAGAACCGGATATAGGATAATTACTACACCGGATTGTAGTTTTATTATAACCGGGCAAAATATCTAGTGTATGTTCGGAACCGGCGAAACCGATATTCTGTATCTTAAGCAAGCTTGGAGAACTTGTTCCAACTTTCTCGAATGTTACAGGATTATACTTATAAAACTCTCCGATATGGTCAATATCAACGAAATATAATTCACCTCGCCAGTCAATACAAGTCCAATTAAGAAACTTACAGATTTCCTCAAGAACTTCCTTTAGCTTCATCGGTTTGTCATCCTCATCAAAGAAGTCTTGTTCACTGACTGTCATACTTTCAAGAATGTTTGTTCCAGCTACATAATCTTCTGCATTTTGTGCATATACATGTGGAATGTAGATGTTTGTATATTGACTATTTGCAGATGAAATGCATTTTTTTAGCAAATCCCAAAGTGATATGAATACACGATTCTCGCCGACTTGTTTGTAATCGATGAATTCTAAGGTAGACATTGCACTCATGCATTCCAGTTGAAGTTCAAAAATCGTAGAACTATAATCCTGTGTGTAAAGTTCCGGCTTTATGAATCCACACCAAGTAACTGTACCATTCTTTTTGAATGTTACCCGATATTGCTGATATGCAATAGAAAACAAGCTTTGCAGATAGTCGTTACCTACAATATGAATTGTTGCCGTACTGAACCGGGTAGGGGTATACAAGAATTCCTCATCCGTAATATCGACGGTGAAAGGATTCTCCCCCGGTGTCAATTCCTGAACAGAACCTGAATAATTGTCTTTCTCTATTTCTACGACACATGGCGTATTATCCAAGGTTGCAAATGGTATGGTATATATAAGTCCGTAATTCATGATATCGTTTTTTTTCCTTGTGACTTTAATTCATTGTTAATGGCTAAAATGATATCTTTAGCTCTGACTTTTGTTGTAACTGTAGATGACAAACTACTATTATTGGCATTGCCCAATTTCCCGGAATTGATAGCTTTGAATAGGTTGCTCTGCTGTCCTTGGTTGAGTATCATTTCTCCGGCATTAACTCTGGCCAGGATTTTATCGCCCGATGAAGGCCCGCCACCAATTATTCCGCCTTTGGCGAATTTAGGCAGTGTGGCAAATAATGCAATGATTCCGGCAACCGCTGCTGCGGCCATAGCTATGCCGACAAAGGGAATACCTGCGACACTCTTTCCCGCTGCTGTTGCAGCTTCAGCAGTATTAGCGGCAACAACTCCGCGAGAATTGGATTTCTTGGTTTCGGCTGCCGTTGTATCAACAGCCATTTCTTTGGCTGCATTGATTATCTTTTGATTGGAGACTTGTTGTTCGACGACTGATTCCGCTTTTTGGGCTGCCGATAATCTGTTTGTTAACTCTGTGATATTTTCAATCATCTTGATTATGGAAAGGAATGAATCTACAACAGTCGTTAATGTGTTCCAAATAGCCATTATCTTTTCCCATTCGGAAGCATCAACGTCATTCATTACTTCATTCAGGTTTTGAAATGCACTGACCACACGGTCTGAACTGCTTGCAATGTCCTTTATACCGGAATACAGGGATTCATTAAGTTCCTTATTGAAATTTTTAATATCTTCTTGGACTTGAGCAAGTTTCAGTGCATCCTCCAGGTTATCGACATTCGCAATGGCACTGTTTAATTCAATTTCTAAAGACTTGGCGGTGTCACTTCCCGCTTTCTTAGCCTCTTCAAACTTTTCCCTTAAATCATCCTTATATTTAATCCAGATATCCAGTTCCTCCGTTTTTTTATCTACGTCAGTTTTTTTGTAATCGAAAGTTGTGTCCCTTTTTCCGATTTTAGGCATATCAATCCGTAAATTGTTGCCGACAATACCACGCATTTTCTTTATAAAACCGTCGGCTGCGTCACCTATATTTTCAATAGATATGGCCGAGTTAGCCGCTGCTATTGCGGCTTCTACCAAGGCCTGACGATACTCGTCTTCAGATATCAGTTTCTTGTCTAGCTTGGCTTTTGCAAGGTTGGCGGCTTTTTTATAATCTTCTTGTACTTTGTTTAATTCAGTTTGTGCCTTGACAGATTCTGTTATACGGGGATTTAATGTACCGAGTAGCGCTTTTGCATATGTCTCATTTGCATCCGCGGACTTTCCTAAAATACCTCCAAGTTTAACTACTGTATCAGAGTTGAGTTTGTCTATCTCTTGATTGAACTGTTCTTGCGTAATGGCACCGGCGTCGAGTTGATTCTTGTATTTTTGTAGGGAGCTTCGATAATCTTCTTCTGCTTTTTGAAGCGGGGTTTTCTTTTCACTACTATCACCGTCAGCAAGGGGTTTCTTATCATCCAATTTTAGCGAATTATTTACTGCACTTGCAAGTTCTTTGGATGAGTCTGTCATTATTTGCCAATAATTGGACATCTCAACGAGCTTATCTTGATAGTCATCCACAAATTCCCCACCAGACTTTCTTATTTGTTTGGCGTATATATCAATACCGTCTTGTAAAGATCTTCTAGAACCTGTATCTTTATATTTGGAGATACTGGTCATTAAGGAATTCATTCCTGGTTCAGGCATTCCCTGAAGATTCAAATCCTTTTTGAACTTTTTGAATTCATGTTCAGCCGTTACCTTTTGCTGAGCATAAAAATCCGCTCTTGCGGATTCTTCCAGAAGTTTTATACGATCTTTGATCTTATCATTTATTCGTTTCTGATAGTTTATTTCTGTCTCGTTTTTCTCTTTTATGATATTTAGTCGTTTGGCTACCTCTTCAAGAGCATTTTTTCTTTCTATAGTGCTTCGATTTACATCATTAGCTATATTCCGCAACGCTTCCAATTGTGATACTTCTGTGGACGGTTGTATGGAAACAGCTTGTTTTTTGTAATCTTTGAATATTCCCCTTATTCTTTGAGCTTCTTCTCTCAAGTTCTTGAAATATCCAACTACCGCAATTATTCCAGAAATTAGTATGGCTGGGAGAAAAGCTTTACCCATTGTCAGAAGGGAAGTTCCGAGACGTTTTATTTGTGCCCCTATGATAATGTTTGCTTTTTTCCAACCTGAAGCTGCCCCCATAGCAGCAGTAGTAGCAGATAGCTGCTTTTGTTTATCGAGTGCTTTTTGTTCTGCCGCTCTAGCTTTTTCAAGAGAACTTTCTGCTGCTATACGCGCACGTACAGCCCTATCCTTTCTAATTTCTGCCTCGATTACTTCCTGCGCTGTCCCATTCGCTAAAGCAACCTGATATTCTGCCAGAGCAGCCGATTCCACTTTTTTTTTGACAGCTAATGTGCCTTCAATTGCAACGCGTCTTTCTGTGGCTCGAATAGCTTGAGCGGAAGCCCTTTCACCACTGGCCGCCACACTATCATAAGCCGACGACCATCCGCGCCAAACTTTAGTTGCAGCACTTGTTGCGACAAAAACGATTCCAGCAAAAGCCAGAGTTAATATATTTTTTAAGTTTTCTCCTAATCCTTGAATAGCTCCTGTCAACCAATCAATCAAAGATTTATATTTACTTTGTACATCCGCCCCGTTAACTAATTCAGTAAAAGCGTTTTTCAGATGATTTACGGACGTTTCCAAGTTATCTGTATCAACATTCGGAATCATCTCGTTAAGTGCTTCTGCGAACTTGGGAAGCATATCTTTACTCATTAACTGACCCTGCTTCATCAACTTGTCAAGATCGGCAACGGAGACACCGGCGGCCTTTGCCATCGCTTGTAATGCCACTGGCAAACGTTCACCCATTTGTAGACGGAGTTCCTCCGAACTGATTTTCCCCTTACTCATCATTTGCGAGAGTGCAAGCATAACCCCATTACTGTCGTCTGCGCTCATGCCGAAAGCCGTACATGCCCGGGAGACAGACTCAAATATCTTGCGCTGGTCCATCATTGACATGTCGGAGATAGAGGCAGCAGCCGTAAACTTTGCGTAGCTGGCTGTCAAAGCGTTAATCTCCATCCCGTATTTTTTTGCTAAGTCCAGCAAATACCGTTGATTATCGGCGAATTGTGCCGTTCCCCCAGATACATTCTTTAAGGCTGTGGTTACTCGGTTTGTTTCCCTTGCCACATCTATGAATCTAGAGACAAGATTACTTAATCCGATACCGCCAGCGCCTAATGCAGCCGCGAAGGTCAATATCTGCATCTGCATAGAGCGGAATGCCGCTTTTACTTGATTGCTCCCTTTTCTAAAGTTTTCCGTAAGCAAATTAATTGCTATACTGAATGATAATCTTCCAGCCATATTCTTATGATTTGAAAATGTTTTTACCCTGCTTTAATAAGTTCTCGAAACATTCGACTTCGGTCTCATTTATTTCTTTTTCTGCCTCTTTCTCGACTTCTTCCCATGGGAATATGATTAGATCCTTAGCCCCATTTTTCATCTTTCGTACATCGATATGAGGGAGAATAGTAAGATACGTCCACATTCGAGCACTTTCCATTTCTTCTCTGCGTTTTTTTTCATACGCCTCAATGTAGAGCGGGAGATCGCATAGTTCCATTTCATTGAGTGCATAATGTGCATCTAATCCGGCCATGATAAGGGTGGATACGATACTGGCTATGGTTTCCGGGCTAACATCGGTATTACCTACATCAGCTTTTTCCTGTTTTTTTTGGAATTGGGACATGACTCTCGTTATGCGTTCAAGCTCAGATACCATTTGTTTTGTGAAAGTTTTGTCCATGATGGCCCGTTGGAATACATTAAACGTGTAGGAAGAACCTGTTTCTGTCAGATACATAGCATATAGCAGGCTTTCTATTTCTTCCGGATTATTGTAATTCATCATAGAAAAGGACTTACCCTGCTTCTGTTCCCAACGAATAACGGATTTAATCGTCAGTCTCATAAACTTTAAGCGAGAAATATACTTTGGTTTAGAAACAATAGGGTGAGAGCGCTTGTTGGGAATAACCACAACACAGCAAATCCATATCAGACACACTAATATAATTACGAAAAAGGCAACGACCATAATAATTTGATTTAGTAAAAGAAAAAGGCGGCCATCTTAGGACCGCCTTATAACATAATATTATAATTACCGCTTTATGCTTTAGCCGGTGCAGATGCAGAATTTACACTGACCGGAGATCCTTCTATTGGAACTAATGCGCCAAATCCTTTGAATGATGCACTGCATTTGGCGATCTGACCGGCTTCCGATGTTACCGACAAGGACGTAATCAGTACCTTCCCAGTATAGTTAATCTTTGTCTTGTCTGGGGTGAAAGTACCGCCAAAATTATCCTTGTCCGAAGAAGCTGCGTCTCCGAAGAAAAAGTCGATAGGAGCGCCTTCTATCATTTTCTTCAGTAACGTGTCATAGCTCATAGCCCCCTCCTTGCGTGTAATAAGGGACTCGGATGATAGCGTGTAGCTTCTTTTTCCTGCGAGTGATCCCGCCCAACTGCCCATCATTTTATTGGAAATGTCAATCTCTTCTACGGATACTTCCAAAGTAGCACTGGACGCGAAAGCAATCGGGGCTTCTCCAATAAAGGCGAACAGCTGTCCCTGATAGACGTCCGCACTCGAATCTAATTTTGTTCCTGCCATAATAATTATCTGTTTTTAATTGAAAACTGTAAAACTTGAATATATTTATTATCAATGAAGTCCTCTGTGGAGTCTTCAAGTTCAATATGGATATCCGGATCTGCAAAATCACCGGACAAAGTGTCGTAAATCAATGAAGCTAGGTGCTGGCTACGGTCGTAATTTTCGCTGATAGCGACTACATTTACAATCGGTACTTGTTGGTATATGCCAAATTTAGTACTGTCTTGTTTGTAACTGTCACGTTGGTAGGCTATAAAATCGCCTACTGTATTTTCCGGAGCGATTATAGGAAATACCTTTTCACCGATAGCTTCTTTGATGTCTTCCGACGAAAGTAGGATAGCCCGTATTTCTGTTGCAATTTTAAAAGGATTCATCTTCTGTCATTTATTCGTTGTATCGCTTTTTGCACACTTTGATAAATAGCCTGCATAGCCTTGTTTTCCTCCGTCTGTTTTGCGTCATCCCAGAAACTGTTCCCCGGCATAATGTCTCGAGTCGTGCCTGCTTTAGTATAACGCCTTTTCGTTCCCCTGTCTACAAGATGGGCGTGATTTCCCCCTGGACGATCAAATCCGGATAAAGCACCTAGTTTATTGCGTTTTACCCGTGTAGTGAAGGAATTCATCAAGTGGTTAGTCTGCTTGCCGTGATGCAGTAGTCTTGCCCGGAGATTGCTTCGACCTTTTACGCGAAATACATTGACCGCCGCACGTAATCCGCTTTTGATTGCTTTGTCTTTTTCGAAGTCTTCCAGGTTTCGAACCAGATACTGGATATTTTCCCTGTCAATAGCTCTAACTTGAATCATACGTCAATCTTTTTAAGGGTTAATGTAAGCTCGTTTCCCGTTGGTTCAATCATCTTTATTTCCCAAACGGAATCTGCATATCTTACACGGCAGCCGTATTTGATTTGCGGATATTTATGTACTTGCATAGTGATTGTGTGGCCTATAAACTGCTCATGCGCATTTTCATCTGTTGCAAGAAGTGTTTGTTTTACGCGTTGCGCCCGACATCGGAATACTTCTTTGTATTCCTTATTGACGGCCCCTGTCGGAGATTTTACTTCTACAGGATTCTCAAATACAAGTATATATTTCAATAATCCGGCTCTCATTTGGCGTAATTCCGATAAAGTGATACGAGATGGCTGTAAGACAGCGGGATTTCAGCGGACTGCACGAAAGCTACAGGTTCTCGATTGGCGTAGAACTGTCCGACCATCAAGAGAATACATTGACGAAGAGGAGAGGGGAGTTTCCCCTCATTCTCTTTCTCTAATTCGCTAAGCTTCTCGCATATATCTTTCTCTACAACGGCTTCGGCAGCCTCGATAAGACCTTTGATATATTCATCATCTTCTGTGAATGATTCTTCCACGTTCAGATGTCTCTTTGCCAGTTGTAAATCGATATGCGCCATATTATTTCATTGAAGCGATGGTAAACGATTCAGGACGGATCATACCCATATTCCAATATGAGTTGATAACCAAGCGAACCATACCTTTTGTTGCCTGTGTGTATGGGTCTACAGTCATATCGATGGCTCCCCATTGCCCCAGAAAATAATCAGCCCAATTACCGAATACGATACCAAATTCATCCTTTCCGTCCTGTAATCCTTTGGGAATGTTATTTGTACGCAATGCGCGATAACCGTTCAGCATACCTATCCCTTCGTTCCCGAAGATAAAGCCACCGGCACCGGATACGTCTTTAACTTTCGTTTTGGCCTTCCCGACCAACGATGGGTGCATGATATAGGCTAAGTTACCGAACAATGCGTTATTCAAATCCGCGTTTGTTTCAAGTTCCACAATCTTTGCCCAATCCATATCCCCTTTAGTTTTTCCGAGAGTTTGAAATATGCCGTCAGGTACGTTATCTTCGTGTGCGGCATTGCTCAATGCGGTTTTCTCCACTTTTTGAGCAATGGCAATAGCAAGTAGTTGCCGGATCAGGCCTTCTACAGAGCGGTTTTCCTGAATAAGAAGTTGTTTGGAGATGTCTACATAGGCCGTCAAACGGTTCGGGCTGTAGAGCTTGCCTTTAGAAAATTCTCCTTTACCGTCTTTAGCTTCGTCATTTTCTCCTTCCCAAAAAACTTGTGCCGCACTATGCTTGGGCCAGTAGATGTTACCAACCAAACCGGTCATCATACGTACACCAGCTTGTGACAATACCAGATTAGCCTCCAAAGGCAGTAGCAGTTCCTGTTGTTCTTCGTCAATCACGACGCCGGTAGCCGCTTCTGTACCTGCCGTATAAGCAGCACGTTTCTGATATGACAGGGGCACGATTAGTTCACCGCAATTTTCAGCAGTGGCTGCAACAGAACGATGCAGTTTGGATGCTTCTTCGATAACTGCGGCCTCGCTGTCACGTTGCTCTGTTTTATTCATTTGAGCCAGAATGGCACGACGGAGAGAGAAGTTACCGTTGCCTGCGCTTACAGTTTTAACAGGTCGCTTGCTGCGGTTTTCATCTTCTTTGGACTCGATTTCGAGGTTGATTTCAGCCATGCGGGCTTGGGCCTCTCCCAATTCTTCATTTTCCTCTTTTGAAAACTGGCGTTTTTCACTCTTCGCTTTTTCAATGATTTCTTTTGAACGGCTGATAAGTTGCTTCTTTTCGTCCTTTAGATCTGTGATGCTTTTTTCTTTTGCCATAAGATTATAAATTAAATGTTTAACGCTTTTTCAATGTTCTCATAATATGATTCAGGAACTTCTTCCTGATTTTTTTTTCTTAATTCTTCCTCTGCCAATTCTTTCCCCCGCATATAGACACTGGTTTTACTATATGCGCCGTTATAAACCGGAGAAACATCATAGAGACTGCCGATTTTCTCAATAGTGCGTTTCCAGTTACCGTCTTTTTGTCTTTCCCAAGTATCTTTTTCCACATCGAAGCAGAAAGAACTTTCCTTAATTTCCCCTCGGCGGATGTTTTCGATTAATTCATCTCCTAACACAGTTTTGGGCGCTTCAAAACGATATTTAAGCCCTTTGCTATCTACGGAAAGAGTCAAAGAACCTTGCCCATTTTGGCTTCTGGCTAAAATCCCCCTTCTTTGGTCGTGGTTCAAAAGCGCAAAAACATCGCTTTTAGCTAAAACTCCGTCAAGCGCACCGCGTTGAATCACTTCGGTAAATGATAACCCGTCTGACGGGGTATCGAAAAGCAGTGCGTAACCCTCAACGGTACGTTTTTCTTCATTCTCTCCGGTTACCTGCACCTGAAAAGAAGTATTTCTGATTTCTTTTTTATCGTCCATAATCTAACTTTTACTATTAACCAAAGATTTGTCATACAAATCCGGATTATTTTCATTGTTGGGCAGAGATTTCTGGGATAATGCATTATCCAGGGTTTGCGTATTCACAGGTACGAACACTTTATCCCCGTCTTTGATACGAGAAAGATTATTTTCTCTGCGGATTTCATTCGGTGTAGCCGCACCGACGTAAAACATGTCTTTCCAATACGCAGCTTGAGCGGCTTTGTCTGTACGGAGAATGGCAGAAGTATCAAATTCTGCAATGATTCTACCACGTTCCGATTTTAAGAATACCTTCCTATTGATTTCCAGTTCTATTTTTGTAATTACCGACAGCGCGGTATCAGTCAGGTACTGAAGTTGGGTGGCCTCAACGGTGGAATAACTGGATTTTGAAAGGTCGAATGCCTTCACGGGAGAGACAGAGAAAAAGCGGCAGATATCCACGACATTGAACTGCCTACTTTCGAGTAACTGGCTATCTTTAGGGCTGATCGTAATTGGCTGGTATTTCATATTCCCCTCCAATACCGCAATTCCATTCGGATGCTTAGCCATACGTTCATCCCAGGTATCGTATATTTGGTCCTTTTGCTCCTTGTCCAACCGTTTTCCCTCAACAGTCAATATGCCGGAGATAGAGCCGCCGGATTCGAAGAAACCGGAAGCGTGTTCTTCGCTTTTTGTTGCAATACCGAGAGTTTGTCGGGCGTGTGTCAATGTTGATATACCGATAATACCGTCATAAGAAAAGTTCAAAACGTGAATCATATCTCCCGGTTCCACCAATTCCTTAAATCCGACTATCTGATACCGTTTGCGCATAATACCATTTTTGTCGGTGATATACACGATAGTTACTTGGCTGGTAGGGATATAAATCAATTGTAGCACGTTAAGGTCGTAATCTCTCTCTATATAGGCGTATCCATTACCCGTGAGAAGTACGGAAGCCATTAGTGTCTTGAAAAAGACAAACCGCGTCATGTCTTCATTGGGCTCCAAATCCAAAACCTGATAAGCCGGATGAGCTTTATATTCCTCTTTGAATCCTTCCGTATCGAGCCGATAGGTTTTTAACGGAAGCACTGCTACGCTATCTGATATAAGATCGACACAACGGTATACCGTAGAAAGAAGCATCGGTTTGCTCCGACTGGAAAGAAGCGGATGGCTTCCGGTATAACTCCAGGCTGTCAAACGGGAAGTTTCCGCTTTGGATGCTTTTCTTATTTCAATATTTGTAAATGGTATTTTCATATTAAGCGCACTTTTACACCTAACCAAAAAAATGTAATACAAATCAGTAAAACTCTCCATATCTTGGGGAAACCAGATAAATACCGAGAGCTTCCAATTTGGCTATAACCCCGTCGATTTTCTTTTCCTCATACTGCTTTGAGGGCTTGGTATTGCCGCTTTTGTCTCTTGCCATAATGACATTACGGAAACAATGCCGGTTTATCAGATTATTGTCTATAACGGCTTTCCCGGATAGCAGCAGACGTTCCAATTCTTTTGTCGGTCGATTGAAATTTCCCAGTGTTTGCGAGAACGGTTCCATCGGTAGCCCTCTTTCCTCCGCATTAATGACAAACTGTGTGGCGTTCCAGGCGTCATATGCTATTTTCTGAATATACACGATATCTCTGATTTTCATAAGATCGTTGAGGATGTAGTCGTAGTCCGTTACATTTCCCGGAGTAATTGTAATAAGCCCCTGTCTGCGCCATTCGCCATACAGATCTTTGAAACGCTTCTCTTGCAAAGCCGCTTCCGGCAAATAATACAGGGTCTTGAAATAATATTTGTTTTCGGTCGGGATCATGAAAGAGGCGCATGTCAAATCGCTTGTACTGGATAAATCTATCCCCGCATAGCAATCCATGTTTCGAAACTGTTCGAAATCGAGATTGGCCGACGCCTGTAAGATGTAGTGTTCAGGGATCCACACTGTTTCGGAATCGCACCAGATATTGAAGTTTTTAGTTTTTATGCCGACTTCTTCCGATTTTGTATTTTTGGCTGATTGCACTTGTGTCTGAAGATATTGCGGTTTTACTGTGATACCAAGATTCGGATTACTTTTTGCCCAATTGTTCGGGTCTCTCCAATCGTCTCCTTCGTCTAAAGAGTAGATGGCTGCAAATAGAGAGTCATTTTCTTTCAACCCGGAGAGAACCTCCGTGCACATCTCTCTGTATTGGTAACACGGTCCCAGCTTGTCGAATCCAGCGGTAGTGATGATAATCGCCATCGGGTTGTCTCGCATTCCCTGTGATGATTGTAATACGTCCTTTAATCCTGTATTTTTAGCGGCATGGTACTCGTCAATCAGATACATGGAAGCGTTGAATCCGTCCAGTTTAGAATCGTCAGCGGCAAATACCTGTAACAGACTAAGCATTTTCTCGAATTTTACTTTGTCCCGAAAAGATACAAGGTCTTTTCCTTTGGGATCAATTCCCTTTGCAAACTGGGAACAGAATTTGAATGCGATTTTGGCTTGATCTTTGGAATTTGCTGCCAAATCAACTTCGGCATCCATTTCTCCGTCTGCAATGAGATGAAACAGACAAAGACCGGCGGCAAATGCGGTTTTCCCATTTTTACGGGATATCTCAATGTAAACGTATTTGGTGAGGCGCTCTCCTGTTTCTTTCACGTAGAACCCGTATATCGCGGCTATTACAAATTGCTGCCACGGCTGTAAGATGAACGGTTTGCCCGCATGTCTTCCGGTAAAATGCTGAAGGATGGAGAAGAACTCAATAACTTCGTTGGCTTTGTCCTCTCTGAACTCATAACGGTCATCTTCCATAAAATTGAAGAAACGTTCGGCTGCAAGCTTTATGAACTCACCGCAAACAACTGTTCCTTCTGTGACACCCTGCGCATACTCGTAATAAGCCTTCGTACCCATTAGCGAAATTCCTTTTTGCCTTTTAAGTATGCATCCAGCGGTGACTCTTCATTATCCCCACCGCTCATGGCTTTGATTTGACCTTTACTCTTTGCAGTTAACCCGTATTCTTTGGCCAGTTCAAGATATTGGCTCCAGCTTTCTTTCAGTAAGTTGGCTTCCGGCCGTTTCACTAGTTCTCCTTTCAGATTCTCCATAGTCATTCCTCTCTCGGATATTTCGTCTACACAGCTGAGATACATATCATAAGCGGTCGCCATACGATGGAGCTGGGGAATATCGGAGAGTTCGAGCATTTCCTTCTCATTCAGCTGCTTGACAAGTCCGGTAATCAATTTTCGAGCCTCGTCATGTTTAATACTATCGGGCAATTTAAAGCTAATTTTCTTCTTTTTTCCCATGATTTTGATTCGTTTTTACCTTAAAACCATAGAAATGTCATACAAAAACGATCTTTTAACAAAACTAAACACTTTGGCTTTTTTCAAAAAGTGCCGTGCGTGTGAAGAAGGGTTGGGCGAGGTTTGGAAGGCTCATTTTCTCAAAATTTGACCCCATACCCCCTCTATAGTATATTTAATGTTAATTTTAACTTAATTTTAAAAATATCGCATTAAGTTCATAGGGAAATCCCTATTTGTTTGCGTAAAGCAAATATTATTTGATAAAAGTTTGCGTAAAGCAAATAAAATTATTATCTTTGTAACAGTTAAAGCAAGGGGCTTTAAATCATTTGACATTATGAAACAATTAATTGACGGAGTTTGGGAATACTCACTAATCAATCCTAACGGTTTTACTCTTAACATTGAGACATTGAAACCAGTCAAGTACGGAATATCAGTAGCGTATCAAGAAACGCAAGATAGCTTCGGAAAAGAGAGTTTAAACAAAGTTATTAATCACGCTTTAGAACATAGCAAGACGGTTGGCGGTTGGTTTGATACCGAAAGCGGACGTTACTATTTCGACAGCGTAAAAATCTTTAAAAACTCGGAGATTGACAAAGCGATAGAGTTCGCAAAGAATCACAATCAGCTTGCAATCTACGATTTAACAAACATAAAAGAGATTAGAATTAAGTAAGGGGTTCGCCCCTTGCTTTTTCTTTCATTGAAAAAAAAATAAGATATGGAGAAACAAAGCATTACAGGTTACGATCGCTTGGGGATAAGCATTGAACCATTACAGGATGGAACAGTAAAAGTCACTCAATCAAGGTTGATAAATGGCTATATATTGAATCAAAAACAACTTATAGAACGGGGTAAAGAAGTGTATCCGGATGCAAAGATTATCCCGGTTGTCTATTCTCTGAATGTGGATGATATTACGATTGATTGGATAGAGTCGAAAATGCAAGAATTTGGAATAAAGAGAAACGATTTGATTAAACAGTTAGCTATCGACCGTTCCTCTTTAAGTCTCATTTTATCAGGGAAGCGTGAATTATCAAAACCTATGAGAGCAACTTTCTTTTATTACTTTTTGACGTATGAATTAAACAGAGATTTCAGAGAATATATCAACGCTCTATAGTTTATTATGCGCTGCTTGATGGCATTTTTTGCACAGACTCATAAGATTGTCATAATCATAAGCTAAAAAAGCACGTTGCACCGGATCGTCCGTACTCATAAACGAAATTATGTGGTGGATATCTTCGGCTGGAGTTGTTTTGTTTTCTTTTAAACACATTTCACAGAGTGGACTACATGCGAATTTCCAGGCACGTAACCGACGCCAGCGATCAGAATTATATATTTTTCTCCGTTCTGCGTCATAATAGTTATCACTCTTCTTTTGCTGCTGTTTTTGGGGTTTGTAAATAGTCGGCATAAGGTATTTCTTTTAAAAGTTTATTATCATTAATTGATTGGTATTCAATCATACGGAAGCGATAGCAAAAGTATTGTATTAGTTCCTTATCGGGAAGGGATACAGCTTTTTCATCCTGCGATACAAAAAGTACAGTGTCTTGAAAAATGTCTTCACGGCTTTTAGAACAATATAAGCCCGAAGCCCGATAACCGCATAACTGTTTTAGTTTGTCATAGTTATGCGCTATCACGGACATCACTTTCTTATTGGCTTTTCCTTTCCTCGTTATTCTCATTCGGTAATTTCCAATTTCCGGATTTGTCTATCAGTTCTTCAATACTGCGGTAAACCATTCCGCGGACAATAACGGAAATGCTTGTTTTGGTTATATCCGACAGTTCGTTCAATAACATCACGGTGCGTTCGTCGAATCTGACATTTATCATTTTCTTTCCCATATTACATCCTCCATCGTTGAATACGGGCTTTTACAGCTTGCATCAACGCTTCCTGCTTATCTATTTTTTCGGTTAACGCCTTCATTACGTCCTCATCCATTGTACCTTTTGTAATCAGATGATGGATAATTACAGGTTTATTTTGTCCTTGTCTGTACAACCTTGCATTGGCTTGTTGGTATAGTTCGGAACTCCAGGGAAGTCCGAACCAAATTATAATATGCCCGCCTGCTTGCAAGTTCAAACCGTGACCCGCACTGGCGGGATGAGCCAAAAGTAGTGGTAGATCACCATTGTTCCACGCCTTAATGTCTTCTGGACCGTCAATTTCTTTGGGACGGAATTTTTTTAATCTTCTCATGATTCTGTAAACGTCATGCCGGAAGGAGAAGAATATAAGAACCGGTTGTCCGTTGGCCGCTTCTACAATTTCTTCCAGTGCTTCCAGTTTCTCGGAATGGATTTCATGCACATTGCGTTCTGAATCGTAGATGGCCCCATTGGAAAACTGCAGTAGTTTGTTTGATAATGCAGCGGCATTTACCGCTGATATATCCCCTTGCTCGTCCTCCAAAGCTAACACTTGTTCCTTTTCAAACTCCAAATAACGTTCTGCCATTGTCGGCGGCAGATGGACGTCCACTATGCGGTCCAGCCTTTCCGGGAGTTGTAGATAGTCTTCGGCTTTCATACTGATACAAATATCGCCAATTTGTTTGTATATGGCTTCTTCACTGCCTGCATTTAACTTATAATCGAAGACTATCTGCCCGTTGGTTCTTCCAGGACGGAAATATTTTGTACGGTATGCCGTTATTGTACGCTCCAGTCTTTGCCCCATATCCAGCAAATATATCTGACTCCAGAGATCAATCAAACCGTTAGGGGCGGGCGTTCCTGTTAACCCGACAATACGTGTAATTTTGGGACGGACTAAACGCAGCGCTCGAAAGCGTGCGGCTTTAGGTGATTTGAAAGAGGATAACTCGTCAATGACAACCATGTCAAAAGGCCAATAACCTTCGAGATGCGAGACGAGCCACACAACGTTCTCACGATTGATGGTATAGATGTCGGCGGATACTTTTAAAGCGGTTTTGCGTTGTTTTTGCGTCCCTAGAATCTTACTGACTTTCAGACCTTTTAAGTGTTCCCATTTGTCAATTTCATCGCACCAGGTGGATTCAGCTACTCTTTTAGGAGCGATGATCAAGACCTTGTTAACTTCCAGATACTCGTCCATCAGCTTTTTGATAGCTGTTAATGTACTCACGGTTTTTCCCAAGCCCATATCTAGCAGAAGACCGGCCTCGGGATGATCTATTATATGCCGGACCGCAAATGTTTGGTAGTTATGCAAATTTGATTCGTTCATTTTATTTCCTCCAGAAATAAGTTTAGTGACTCTTGATTATCAATAACACGGGCGTCAAATCCTAATTCCCTCAATTCACCGATAGCTTTTTGCTGTAATAGGGTAGGTTTCTTTCCGGTGGTTTTCAGCTCGACAAAGTACATCCGCCCTCCGGGCATTAGCACTATCCGATCGGGGACGCCTCGGTGGTAGGGTGATGAAAACTTCAATGCCAAACCACCTAAAGCCTTTACCCCTTCACGGAGTTTTCTTTCAATCAGCTTCTCGTTCATAGTTTTTCTACGGCTTCGATCAGTTGATTAATTATATCCGCAATACCATCACTCTTGTAGTCACATAGACTACAGTCTATGCTATTTATACTATTTGCCGTATCCAATAAGGCTTTAGTTGACTCTGCCTTTAAAACGATTGTGATCTTTTCGTAGTTAGTGAAAACTCCTGGAAAATTTTCTTCGATCAAGTCCATTCCAAGACGCATATTTTTTAATATTGCATCAAATTCTTTTCCTTTCATAATTCTGTTTTTTTTAAGTTGACCGAGTTGACTGACTGTCTATGCGTTTTTCTATAGAAGTATACCATTTAATTGGATTTATTAGATTAATCAATATTTATTACTATATATTTTAATAAAACCATAAATCTTTTAATAGAAATGATAGTCACTTAGTCACTACGGTATAGTTTGTTAATTATCAATCGGTTAAATTGACCATGTGTATTTTTAAAGAATTTGGTCAACCTAGTCACTATTTAGGCTTACCGAATATATTTTCGGCATCTTCAAATAGATTATTTTCGACTTTGACCCATCCGTATTGCCTGCCATAGCTTCCAACATTAATTTTATTTTTGACTTTCTCCCAGCCCTCTGTGTTTTTCATAACTGCGCTTATACGGTTCTTCTCAATTTGTCCGGGAGTCCCTTTTATCCCCAAGGCATTACATTCGTTCAGGATTTCAGCGATACAGACTTTATCTCTTAGGATCACCCCCTCGGCCGATAATGCATCCTGCTGAAAGAAATAATCACGCTTCTGTTGGTTGTTTCTTTTTGACCAATCAGAAGGTAGTTTAGTATTTAAAAATTCTTCTATGATACCCTGCCACTCATCTACTTTCTTGTATTCTTCTTGGACGGTGTGAAGCGCATCGGATAATTCAATCGGTAATAACAGCTGCATTCTTTCTCTATAATGCTGAATAGCTTCTGCCCATATCTGTCCAACAATATCCGGTGTCAAATCTTCCCAAACATTGTATTTAGGTTGGATAACACAGGTTTTAATAGGCCAATATCGGCGTTCGCCCGAACTGTCGCGCAAAAATTGTTCTTCATTCGTTGAGGCGAAAAATATACACTGCCTGGGGCGATGCACATCGTTTTTCCCGTAATGCGCATGAAAATCATCTGCTGTTTTAGACAAGAAATTTTTGATGGCTTCTACTTCTGCTTTCTTAAATCCTACTAATTCACCGACCTCTATTATAAATTTTCCACGTAAATGTCGTGCCGCATCTTCCGGTTTATCCGGCGATGGCATAGAGCTGCTAAACCATTTTTGATTGATGGCCATCCGTTCGATAATAGTAGACTTACCACATCCCTGCGTACCTACGAGTACTACAATCTGGTCATATTTAGTACCGGGTTCGTATGTCCTGTAAACTGCAGCTGTGAAAGCTATTCTCGTTATCAATCTATTCAGTTCTGTGTCCTCCGCACCTAAATAGTCTATGAATAGGGTGTCGAGTCTTGGTATGCCATCCCATGTGAGCCCGTTAAAATACTCTCTCACCGGGTGGAAAGCATTTTCACGGCATATAACATCCAAAGCATCAGCAATTTTTTGTTTACCTTCTAGGCCCCAAGGTTCTTTTGATAAATATAGCCTAAGATTAGCCTCGTCATCATCACGAATAAACATCTCTGTATCTCCTTCCATTCTCCATGGGGGAAGTCGAAGCAAAGCTTTACGGTCATTAAAGGTATCATAGGCGAAACACCTTTTTAGGTTCGGGTCATTCTTTAAAACAAGATCTACATTTTTGGGAGTAGCTAGATAGTTACCTTTTCTATCTACATCCATTTCTGCAAGCCAATCCGCGTTTTCCTCTTCATCATCTATAATATTTGCAAAGTCTTCTCCGGCCTCTGTCAGTTTCTCCCGTGCAATGGTAGACATAATAGTTTTATCTTTTGCCGCAAATTCCTCCATTGCAAGATATGAAGGATATTTCGTTATATTCCTGTTGCTCTCTTTATCTATGCCCTCGTCCTTATCTCCAAACAGGTGTAGACGGACTAAATCAAAGGCGTTGCAGAGTTTTCCGCTACTCGGGTCTGTTCCATGGTGCGAATAGGCAAATTTATCGTCATAAACCACAAGACCGGCTGCTGTGGAGCCGTGGACATAGGTGTATCTGTTATCTATTCCGCAAGGCACATACTCTTCCGAAAGAAACGTTTCTATTACCTGGTGAATGTTGTATGTCCGGCAGAAAGCACCGACGATACCTGATTTTTCGAGAGGATCTCCCTGTTTCTTTATCTCTCTGCGTACACCGACGTCTACTCGGCTAGATACAGGCCATTCGGATGTATCCCGCCAATTCTTGTATGTGGCGAGGATAGATTCCACGTCCAACCACTCACCATCCTGATATCGGAAGAGGTATTGCCCATCTATTGAGGTGGACGGCCAATACATAAGTCGCTCCGGTTCATACGTAGTGTCATCGAACATGTCAATACCGATAACGGCTGTGACATATCGGCAAATGGCTTGATATTCGGCGGGAGTTACCGGACGGCTGAACGGTATGATAAGACGTAAACGAGGAGTGTCAGGCGTGTGTTTGTGGGTTGAATATACTACAGCCGCACAATTGAACAACAGGCAAAAGTCATCCCATATATCACCTGTTGCAAAATCAATATCCAAAGTAGCCATTGTGCGTTCCATAACGCTTCCTTTGTTTCTTCGTCCGCCGTTAATATATCCGCCTACAAAGCCTCCGACGTCTTTTATTTCGTCCTGCCTGGATTTAGAGGCTTTCCGATATTCGGCCATTGTCTCATTTGTACGTCGGGTTTCTTTTATCTTGTTAAGGAATTGCCCCCACGTCCATTCGCGATTCTTCCAGTTGATTTCTTTTCGCCCACTGCCGACTGCGATAAATAAAGAACCGTCATTTTGTACCTTGATTTCATTTTCTTCTGCCATAATTTAGTCTTTCTCCTTTTAATCTGTATAACATCATAGATTCTATCAAATTCAGAAGGTATACCGTTAATCATCTTCCACCTCCTCATAAATGAATAAGACACGGTTAATATCATTACCATCTCGTTTGATAAATTTCCGGTAATCTTCCAGTTCTGAACTATCTATAATAACCCGTCCATTGTGTGACATCTTTTGACCGGTATCATCGACGACGGTGATTCGAGTTATTGCTATTTTTGCCATGGGCTTTTATCTTTTGAAAGTTTTTACAGTTATCGGGGAGACATCCCCCCCCCGATAGTTACACTGACCGAAAAAATAGAAGCCACATTCAAGTTTCA